AGATGTCATTGTGCCGGCGAAATTTTCATCATCACCTAGTGCGGCCGCTAACTCATTAAGTGTATCTAAAGCGCCTGGGGCACCGTCGATAACTGCTTGTGTACCTGTTGAAATTAATGCATTGATTGTTCCTTGTGCTGATGCTGATAGTGTTAACGCACCATTGATGTTTGTTGCACCATCAAGATCCGTTGTACCATCAACTTCAAGGTCATTATGCATTTTAACTTTACCACGAAAGTTTTTACCAACAGTAGAACCACCGTCACCTCTATCTTGTGATGCAAGAATAGATACGTTACGTTCTAGGTCAGCAATACGTCTTAAGTTTGATTTTGTACCAGTAAATAGAATATCGTCAGTAGTAGTATCTACTGTACCAGTAACTTGTTCCAAGTTACCACTTGTGTCGTATTTAAATGTTGTTCCACGTGCAATAGTTGTATTCGTAGAACCGTTGTGTCTAAATTTTCTTCCCATTAGTGTCTCCTTAAATCGGGAGGTCTTTAGATGACCTCATGTTCATAACTGAACTAGTGGAGGGGATTAGTCCCTCCACTATTTGTTAAGTTAAACTTTATGCCTCATCAAAGTATACAACTTCAATTTCGTCATCTTCTGCAACAACGCCTGCGGCGAATGTTAAACCAGTTGAAGAAATTGATACTTCGTTTGGTCTTGCGACCATTCTGTTTATGTATACTACTGCGTAAGGTGAATCGTTGATTTCTGATGCAAAATCAATACCACCGATATCAATCTTACCTGCAGTTAATTGAGCCCATGTTTTAGTTAGTGTAGCAGATGTGTTATCTGTTTCGTCTTGTGCAGAAATTTCATAAGCATCTGTATGTTTCTTAGCTGAATCAGCCAATTTCACATAACGTCCGTCTAGTGAAACAGTAACATCTGATTGAGTACCAACTGATAAAGTTAGTGTACCATTTGAGAATGATGCACCATCTACATAGTCATTAACTTCAACTTGTGTATTTGTTACTGTTAAAGTACCAGCCGCATCATCATATGATAATGAGATACCTGTACCTGCAGTCATTAACGCCGCTACTCTATCATCAACACGTTCATTTGTGTGATATAGGTTTGTAGAGCCTTCAGCCAAATCATCTGATGTATGATTGGCGATACTAGCAATCTGCGTTGGTGTTGTATAAGACATGATACCAGTTGTACTGTCATAGCTTAAGTCACTGTTTGCAGAAATTGCCGCTCTTGCACGTGCAGTTGTATGATACTGATTAGATGCGCCTTCTGATAAATCATCAGTTGTAGCCGCCGCCATTTTTGTATCCCAACGTGCAGTTGTGTAATAAAGATTTGTTGAACCTTCAGATAAATCATCTGTATCTGCGGTTGCCATCTTAGCGTCCCAACGTGCAGTTGTATAGTAAAGGTTGCTTGAACCTTCTGCTAGGTCGTCTGTATCTGATGATGCTAGACCTTGTGTAGAAATTACACCTGTTGTTGAGTTGTAAGTTAAGTCACCTGATACTGAGATTGCATTTCTGGCTCTTGTATCTGTGTAGTATAAGTTTGTACCACCTTCAGTAATATCATTTGTTGTATGATTTGATACGTCTGAAACTTGGCCTGTTACGTTTCCTTGTACGTTACCGGATACGTTACCAACTAAGTTACCACGAAAATCACCTGATGTATATAGGTCTTCTGCACCTATTGACCATCTGTCGTTTGCTTCGTCCCATAAAAATTGAACGTTTAGGTCATCACCTCTTTCAATCTCAATACCACCTGATGCTGTTGCAGTACCAGTTGCATCTGAGTTTAAAAGTAAGATGTTATCAGCTAAATTAATTTCTGATGTGTTAATTGTTGTAGTTGTACCTGAAACTGTCAAGTCACCTGAAATCGTTACGTCTGATGAAAATGCACCAGTTGTACCAGATATCGCATTTGTACCTGCACCTACTCCTGATGAAATCGCACCGTCTACGTATGATTTGTTTGCCGCGTCCGTACCTAATAATGGAGTCGCCACTTCACGAATTAAGTTAGCATTCATGTCAATGTGGTCTCCAACTTGAATGTCGCCTGATGCAGTTTTCAATTCACCTGTGAATTGAATACCATTAGCTGATTCTAGTTGTAGTGTACCTGTTCCTGATGTTGCTACCTTAAGTGCTTGGTCTTCTGACGTTGAAATCGAAATAGTTCCAGAATCATCTTCGATAACTTTTTTACCGTTAACGTATAAAGATCCAGGACCTACGTAGATATCACGCCACATTAGTGTGGATGAGCCCAAGTCATATGTAACATTGGCAGATGGTAGGATGTGACCTGTCATATCTAGGTTACCCGTCATATCTGCACCACCAGAGAACGTTGCTAAGTTTGTTACTGATAGTGTGCCACCTACTGAGACATTTGATGAGAACGTTCCCGTTGTCATATTTGCCCCTGCACCTTCACGTGCTAGTGGGTAGCCGCCTGTTGTAGAACCATCGTGAACGACAAGTGTATTCTTGTCTGTATCGACTGTCACTTCACCTAACAATCCTGTAAAAGATGAATGTTGAGCCGTTGTACCACGACGGAACTGAATTGCATATGCCGCCATATTATTTCTCCCGTCTATAAAAAATCGATTTAATAATAGACAATACAAAGACACGCTCTGTATAATCTATGATTATTTATCTTGAATTTGTGATTTTTAGTGTTTATGAATTATTTTTATATAATTGCAACTTCAATGACTTTTTCACCAGAATCATCATTATTTACTAAAGATTTTGCAAAAACTGAACGTCCCATGTCTGTCCCACCTACTGATACACCATATCCTGGTGTTTTAGATGTGACGATTAAATCACCTTTTTTAACTGGTCCTATAATCTTACAAGGAACTCTTCCTTTTAACGCAACGTAAGGATGTGTACTATCTTCACCTGCATTTGAATTCATTTTTAGTCCTGGATCTGTAGAAATAACACCTGCTACTTTATAATCTGCTTCTACATCAGTTGTTGTTATTTCTTTATCTCCATCAAATACTACTACAGTTCCTGGTTCATATTCAGCATCTGCCTCATATCTTTCAGCCAAGTCAGCATATGTTGCCTCTACTGTATGACCATATATTCTTCTCCATTGAAATGAATTTGAACCTATATCATATGTATTATCCGCTGATGGGAATAATCCAGTTGTCATGTTTGTTAATACACCTTGTACTTTTGAATCTGTGTAATAAAGATTATTAGTGCCTTCAGATAGATTATCAGTTGTGACCCCTAATATGTCTCCTGTAATAGTTACATTTCCATTTTCTGAAATTGAAAATATAGAATTTGCTTTATTAACAGTATCTAACATTGGGTCTTTGTTTGAATGTAAAGCAAAATATCCTGCATTTCCATAAACGTTATTTTTGTCCAAGAACATGTTTATAGATGATCCACCACCTATAGCAATACCTTCTAAACTATCTGATGGTAAACTATAGTTTAAATCAATAAGACTATCTGTAAATTTGTTGGTAAACTTGAACCTGTTGATCCTCCTGTTGATCCTGATATTACATTTGTATCTGTTAATAACCCAAAATCTGTTGGTGCATCATAACTAATAACACCTGTTGTATTGTCATAACCTATTTCATTACCTATTACAGAAATTGCCTGTCTTGCATCCGTATCAGAATAATAATTTCCTGAGAAAGATATTTCACCTGTTGCAGGATCATAAGAAAGTTCACTAGCTGGTTCAACACTAATTGCCGCTCTTGCTCTTTGGTCTGTAAAATACTGATTTGTGCCCTCTGGTAAATCATCTGTAGTATTAGTTGTAACAGACCAAGTAAGTGTAGTGAAAGTTGCTTGTGCTGGTGTATTTGCACCTATTACGGTACCATCTATATTACCTGCATTTATATCAACTGTACCATCACCTGTTATATCAATAATTTTTATTGCATTTTCTGAATTGATATCAGCAACAATGCCTGCCGATGCTACTATATTTGTAGCTGATATTGAACCTGTTTCTAAACTTTCAGCGAAAGTTGAAAATGTGCCTGTCGTTTCATTCCAACCAAATTTAACATTAGTATCTGAACCTCTATTAATTTCGATTCCAACATCTTCTGATGCCGCACCTGTGTGGTCTCCATTTAATAACATAAATGGGTCTGCAACTGAAACTGTTTCTGAATTAACTGTGGTAGTAGAACCTTGAACTACAAGGTTACCTGCGATTTCGACTGTTCCACTTCTGGTTTCCAGTATAGCATTATCTGTTGGACCACTATCTAAAAAAACTTTTGCGCCTTTTAAGAATAATCTGTCACCGAATTTAATTTGTTCTGCCATGTGTTTTCTCTCTCAAAAGAATGATTTATAAATGTATTTATCAGATTTGATAGGAAAGTAGAAACAAAAAAACCCGGGATTGCTCCCGGGTTTTCTTTAATAGCAGTATAATATAATATTATACGAAAGCTAGATTGCTAACTGCGATTTTAGATACGTAGTCAGCCGCATTACCTAGAGATGATGCAGTGTTTGTTAGTTCAACATAACCATAACGAGTCATGAATGATACTACTGGCTCAAAAGAAGCCGGATCAACTACAACGCCTGAAGACATTAGCGGAACGTACGGACAATAGAAAGCCGCCGCATCGATTTCGCCAGCACCTTTGTAACCAAGTAGTACGTCATCGTTAGATGCATATGTGTTTACATATACTCTCATTGTACCGTTTAGAGTACCTACGAATTTAGTATTTGTTGGTGCTTCAAAAGTACCTTCAGTTGTTCTAGCAAATGCTGATGTTGTAGCAGATTGTAGAACTGTTAAAGCTGATGGTGAAAGCACTGCCCAGTTCGCCGCGCCTCTACGAGTACGTTGAGCGATTAGGTTTGCTTGTTGATTGATTAGTGTCGCAAGAACGGCATGTCTGTCACCGATAAATGTTGGTGTACCTGTGAAAGAACCTGACATGTCATATGTTCCACCTGTTGTTGCTAGAGCAGATAGTGAGCCTAAGATTTCTTGGTCGATTTCAGCAGTGATTTCCATTGCTAGAGCCGCCATGATTTCAGCTTCAATATCTAGACCGTGCATTGAGTTAGCATCTTGTGCCGCCTCAAAAGTCCAACGTGCAGATAGCTTTCTTGTTTTCGCTTCTACAGTTTGCTTTAGAACTTGGATTGACATTTTTGATCCTGGCTCACCTTCTAGTGATGCAGTTGCCGCCGGTGCCGCTGATGCGTCACCTGAGTAAGCGTTTGCAATTTCGAATGGTGATAGAGCCTCATCACCTGCTGATACGCCAGCTTTTGCTTCTGCGTATCTTACACGTAATGTGTGGATCTGACCTACTGGTCCTGTCATTGGCTGTACGCCGATGATTTCGTTTGCGATAACTGTTGGCATTACACGACGGATAACTGGTAGGATCACTTTGTTAAGTGTTGCGATGTTACCAGCCTGTGTTGCACCAGCAGTTGCACTCTCATTAAGAGCGACTTTGGTGTTTTCTAAAACTGCGGACATTGTGTCACGTTTTGTGCCTTCTAAACCTTCTAAAAGAGCATTTCTTGTGTTGTCCCAGTTATTTCCTTCAAAAAGATTTTCCATCTTTTATTCTCCTGATATTATCCTGGTTAATTTTGTAACCCAGCTAATTTCTTAAGCTGAATTATTTCGGCATCACTTCCTGACGACTGTGATTCTTCCGTTACTACCTCACGGTCACCAGTTTGTTCAGTCATTTTGCCTTCTGTTAATGTTTGTGTTTCTTCTTTCGTTGAAACGTTTTTCTCGTCCAAAACTGCTGGTAGGTATTTTTTGAATGCAGTTTTTAGATTTGAAGTTTTTACTGACTCAAGTAGTTCATTCATTACTTTAGCTTTTTCTTTGCCTAACGGTGCCATTAGACTTGCCATAACCTCTTTACGGTCAATCTTATCTTCTAGTACACGTTTTGCCTTTTCAGCATTTTCAATGCTTGAATCTTTTTCAGCGATTACTTTTTCAAGTTCTTTAACCTTTGTAGCTGAATCATCCAACTTCTTGTTCATTTTAGCTACTTCTGTACCTTCATTTAAATGTGAAGTCATGAATTCGCCTGAGAACGCTTCAAATACCTTACGGCCAAATTCGTTTTCTTTAGCCGCTTGAATATCTTCTTTTAGCGTTTTCATTTCTGAACGTAGAGAATTTTTAATTGTATTCTCTACTAATTCTGCTGAACGTTTAATAAAGTTCTGCTTAGTCTTGTTAAGTAGTTCTTTACCTTCTGCTACTAAACGTACCTTAGTATCTACTAATTCACGTTTATCGTTGTGGAACTCAGCTAGTTCACGTGATAGTTGCTTAACTACGAATTTCTTAGTTTGTTCAAGATTTTCGTTAACTTTCGCTCTATCACTTCTAAGTTCCTTAACTTCGGTCGCCAAACGAGAAGTAATGAATTTTTCAAGGAGTTTTGCATGTTCAGAAATTGCTTTCTTATATGCAACTCGTTCTGCGATTAGAGATTCACGGTCTGATTTGAACTCTGCCATTTCGTTTGTAATTGAATTCTTAAGCATGTTATCCATAGCCTCGACAATTACTGATTTGTCATGTTCAAATTTTTGTGCGAATTCCTCACGCAACTCGGCTGTAATCTCCTCTCTTGCTTCTGATAGTTTTTTGTCCAGAGCCTCTTTAATTTGTGAACTAGCCTCTTCGGATAGAACACCAGTCTCTAGAAGATTAGCAAGGATTTCGTTTGCCATTGTTGCTTCTCCTGTTAAAGTTTAAGTTCATTAATGAACTTAACTAATTGTTCTGACAAGTACTTTTGAGCGACCTTGTCTTGTTGTACATTCTGTGCTAGTTGCCAAGTTTGGTAACCACCACGCATGTTCATTAAACCTTCGTAGATTGCCTTAGGGTAGGCCTCCGGCGCACTTGGTTGTGCAACGATGTCTACTGTGACAATCTCAAAATTCTTCACTTCACCATTTGGACCAACTTCACCTGAACCACGAGATGAAACGCCTAGTGTAGCGCCTGACTCGATTAATGTTCTGATAATGTTTCCCATTGGTGTAGGAACAATTTTAAGTTTACCGTACCCGTTCGGTCCATCCATCCACATAGATTCAATAATATGCGAAACTCTGTCAACGTTGACAGTTAATTCTGGTGGGTGGTCACATTCGCCTAGTACAGGAAAACCTTCGTCAATTTTCTTTTGTACTGACTCCACTGCGTTAGCAATTTCGTTAACCGGATAAACACGTTGGTTAGCATTTTTTACGTTACCTTGAACGAAAATGCCTTCCATAAACATGTTCTTAGCACCATCATCACCTTCAACAATACGAGATTTAACTTTCGCTTGATTATGTGATAGTCTTTCTATAAGAACGGTCATTGGTTATCTCCAAAAGTATTTCTTACGATGAAACTGACTTAGTGTTAGCCCCATCATCACCTGCTGATGCCGATGCCGGCTTCATTGCTGGTGCTTTACTGTTTCCAGATACGTTTACATTTTTTGTAGCCATATCTTTTGGTGCATCGCCTTTTCCGCCCGCAGTGTTACCATCGTGGGTTTTTACTGGCGCCGCACTTGAATCGTCTCCAGGACGTTTTGGATTTGCATTAACTGGTGATTTAGCATTGTCGCCATTATCGCCTGCTTTTGCAGTCATTGGAGTTTTATATTCTTCCAATTTTTCTTCCGCATCGTCTGAATCTTCATCTGATTCTTCTAGGTCAAGTTCTAATTCGTCTTCTGAACCTTCTTCTACTTTATCTTCTGTAGCTTCCTCTGATGATTCTTCTACTTCTGATGTTTCTTCGATTGTTGGTTCTTCAACTGCCTCAGCTTCCATGTCCATTTCAGCCTCTTCTTCATCGGCTTCATCTTCCATGTCATCTTTTTCGCCTGACATAATTTTTTCGAATTCTGCTTCCAAATCAGCAAGATTCGATTCTAGGTCGTCTACACGATCCTCGATATCACCTTCTTTAGATTCAGCATCGTCCATTTCTAGGTCGTCCATTGCTTCATCTTCTGATTTTTCGTCTTCGTCATAGAATTCTTCGTTTTCGATTTCTGCTTTGTCTGATTCAATTTCATCATTTGATTCTACTGATTCAGGTTCTGCGTCTTTCGATGCTTCCTCAACGGTTTCATCCTCAGACTCGTCTATATCTTCAAGGTCTTCTTCTACAACTTCGTCACTTTCGTTTAGAAGTTCTTCATGGATTCTACGAGCTTCGGCTACTATGAAGTCATGTAACATGGCTTCTGCGGCTTCACGCTCCTCGTTGATAAGAAGTTCTAGTACGTTTTCTAGTGTACTTCTTGACATAATACGTCTCCTTATCTATATACAGCCACAAAACATGAACTGTGGCAAGGTTGTAGAAACACTTCTATTTGTTTCACATGTATTTATAGAGGTATTTGGGGTTTATGACGGAAATGTGAAAAAATGGCTACTTTTTAAGCCATTCTGGATCATAAGTTATTTAGAATATTACTTATGTTCTTTAAATACGTACTTATAGCACTATATGTGTAAGAAATTTGACGTTTTTATAAGTCAGCAGGAGTTTCAGAACCTTTAGAAGAACCACCATATTGTGTTTTTAATTGCACTTTTTTCTGGTCATTCTTGTATTCTCTATATGCTCTAATTTTTCTCAAATCATTAAGGTGTGAAAGTGTTAGACGTTTCTTTCTAGTATCGTCTAATTCTATACTATTGTGCTTATCTCTTTCAGGAGAATAGTTTTCCTTAATTTCTGAATACTTCATTATAAAATTCCAATGTTTCTAACAAATGTATTTATCTTTATTCGTCATCATCTGATACTAAGTCACCTTCAGCGCCTGAGATTGGTGAATCTCCTGACTCTGTATCTGCACCTTCGGTATCAGTTTCATCAAATTCAGGTTCAGCACCACCTTCAAAGTCTCCTCCAGGAATAGATGCACCTACTGATTTAAGACCATCTTGTCCTTCAGGATCACCGGTACCTTTTTCTTCGGACCAAAGTTTTTCATTTTCTAATATTTCTTCATCTGTTAGACCCAAGAAACGTTTCATTGCAAAACGTTTACTTACATATTCAGCACCTTCGATAGCAGTGAATACATTCATCATTACTTGGTCTACCTCTGCTTGACGATACTTACCAAAGTTTTGCGGAGGATTAAATACTAAATCAAATAAAGAACTTTCGATAGTAACGCCTCTGTGTTTTAAAAACATTTTAAATTCTCTATCCATTTCCTCAGCAACAATCTTTTGTAATCTTTCACAGAATTTTGTAAATCTGAATTCTTGAATAAATGCAGTTCCTACACGACCATCATTGTAACCGTTACCATCACTATCTAAACTACCTAGATAACTTGGCGGTACTCTTAGACCACGCATTAACTTATCATTGAAATATTTTAAGTCATCAATCTGACCTAAGTTCTCACCACCTGGTAATGTTTCAACTTTAGAACCACGACCTTCAGCCGTTTGAGCAAAGAAATAATCTTCCATAATTGATAGTGGATTATATGCACTATCTGTAATGTTTTGACCACCACCTGTTTTTGAAGGTATACGTCTTTGATGAATATCATTTTTGATACGTTCTAAATGGGCACGTGCTTTATGTGTTGGCATATTACCAACGTCAATATAAAATACTCTACGTTCTGGTGCCCTTTGTACACGATAAATTAAGATTGCATCTTCCAGTAATTCTTTTTGTTTATAGACCTTAAATACAGGTTCTAAAACTGAATTACCAAATGGCCAGAAGCCATCAATGCCTTCACTTAATGAAATGTGTACTACGTGTTTTGCATCAACTGGAGTTGATGTTTGCTCTGAAACATATCTAGTTCCTCCTACAGAACCAGCGGCATATCCTTGAGTTGTATTTGCGTTGACATTAGGATTATTAGGATATCCTGCTGATGAATGTAAGAGTTTGTTCTCGTCTGCGGTTACATTTAAACTTTGTAGATTGACATCCATATCTTTAATATAATATGCCTCAATCTTTTTTCCTTTACCTTCGTTAACAATAACTTTTTCGATTTTTGCAGGATCTACCCAAAACAATTTATATGTTTCTGGATCACGTACAAAAACTTGGTCACCATATTTTACTGCGTTTCTAAAAATTCTAAAAATACGTTTGTGTAAATCATTTAAGTTACACCATTGTCTTAGAGATTTTTGAATGATATCATTTTCAGTATCAGTTGCCTCTTCTTGGTATTCTACTTCGAAAGGTAATTTTGTATATTGATTTTTTAGTGTAGAGAATTCTGCAATAGTATCTAATGCAGTGTTCACTTCACTATCTAGATCCATTTGGTCATACTGTCCATATCGTTGAACACGATTAGGTTGTCCTTGATAGACTTCTGGTAGCCAACTGGAATATCTTTTTGTATCTGCATCCGCGGTTACACCTGTACCAGTGGATACTGGCATCTTTTCAGGCATTCCATCGTATGTCTTAAAGTATTTTTTCCAACTCATTTTTTAATCCTATGCTCCTATAGTATCACGTTTTAGACCCGGTGTCAACCTCAATCTTACTGATCCCTAATTTCCTTTATTAATTGTTCTATTGTACTAATTAATCTATTCTTATCTGCAACATTTTCTTGTTCTCTTAATGCTCTATTTTCATCACTTATTCCAAAGAAAGGATTGTCTTTAAATGATGTATCTAATTGATTTATCGCATCCAATAGTTTTTGTAGTTTGTCTTGGGATCCTTCAGCATTGAATTGATCCGTAGTTTTTATGGCTTCTAATGCCCTTAAAAATTCTTCTTGATTAAAGTTTTGATTTTTATTAAATGTATCAAACCCTATTAATTCTGCTATTTTTTTGGCTTCCTCATCTACATTTGTACCATCACCTCTTAATACTGATGCAATTTCGTCAAACATACTTTCTGCATCATTATCATAAAAGCCACCAAAAGAAAAAGCACCTGTATTTTCAAGAGATTCTCTACCACCTTGAATGCTTAATGTCTTTTCTTTTTGTTCTAAATTTTTTTCTTCTGAGACATTACTTTCACCTGCCTCTGTCATTTGATTACCTACTACTGTATCTTTTGCACCTGTTACATTTAATATTCCTGAAGTTGCTGAATTTACACCACCTGATGCAACATTAAGAATATCCATTCCAAAGTTTGCTAGACCCATTAAAGACTCTCTAACAAATCCTGCCGCCCTTGTTATACCTGCCGCCGCCGGTGCTAAATCATTTCCAAATTCTTCAAAGTTACCAATTAATTTTGCAGTTTGAGTATTGAAGCCTTCTAAATTATCTGAAAACGCTTCCATTTGTGTATTAACTAATCCTTCTACTGCTACAACTGATTGTCTTTGAAGTTCATCTTTTGTAACTTGTGCCATATCTGCATCTGTAAGTTCTTGTTCGCCTTGAGTTATACCACTTATAGTTTGTCGGAATTGTTCAATTTCACTAAATATTTTTAATAGTTCTGGTGAAGTCGTTGTCATCATAGCCCTGGTTGCTGAATTGTTTTCATTGGAATCGACCATTTGAGCGGCTCCTGACATAAATGTTTCTACTGCCTTCTGAACATCACCTCCGTTATCAGCAACCATACCTACTTGTTCAATAAGTCTGACTAGTTCAGCACCTTGTCCTGTTTGCATTAATTGGGCTCTTTCTTGTGAAAGCATAAAGCCTTCTCCGCCCATAGCAATTCTTTTTATAATTGCCTCTCCTAATGCACTACCATCATTAAGACCTACATTTGCCAAAGCACCTATTGTTTGTTGTTTTTTCTGGTCGTCTAATAATGCCAAGAAACCTGCAACATCATCTCTTTGAAATCTATCGGAAATCATTTTTGCAGATTCTTCTAAACTAATCTTTAATACGTTTGACGTAGCTTGAACTCCGTCCATAAAGTCTTCCATGCCTTGTTGCATTTGTCGTTCATTAAGCGAACCTAACATATTCGCCGCTCTTAATGAATCAAGATATTCACCTGACATGATACTGACTTGTCTAAAGTCCATACCAAATCTAGCCATCATACCTAATGCCTTTTCTCCATTTTCAAGTTCTCTGTCAAATGCCATTGCATTAACAAACTTCATGGATGCTTCGACACCATTGATACCAACTGCCCTTGCAAATGTTTTAGTAAATTCTGCCGCTTGTCCTAATGTGAAATTATTTTCTCTAACTGCCTCTGCAAAGCCAACTAAACCTGATGATGCACTATCCAAACCTGCAAATAAACCTGTTTGTCTAATTTCGTTTGCAAGATTAAATCTATCTTCGAATGCTTGTCCTAAGAATGCATTGAAACCTTCAGCCGCAACTGTAACACCTGCTAGACCTTTGATAGTTTTTTGAAAGGGATCTCCTAATGCACTTGAGTCTTGTGTACCTTTAGTGACCATATCCATTTTTGCTTGAAATCTTGCATTTACTGGATCTACTTTACCGCCCAATTCATATTTTTTCGTTAGAGCATCTTCTAACGATTGGGCTCTTTTAGCATTATATTGTTCTGTTAGTTGCTCATGTCTTATTAAATCTTGTATGCCTTTGTATATATTGCTGAATATACCTCTTGATGTCTTTTCTTCTTGTATCTGAGATTTAGTTACTTCTGTTAGTTTTTGTGTTGCTTTTTGATTTGCTCTTTCATTTGCTACAGTTTCACGTAATACTTTTACAGTTTCGGCATTTCCTTTTGCTACATTATCGATTCTTTTACTAACATCTGAGGTTAGAATATTTTCTTTAGCTAGTATGGCTTTTATCTCTGCAAGAGTTTTTTCCGTGGACCATTGCGGTACTCCAGGACCTAAACCATTAATAAAAACTTCGCCTTCAGCCATTAAATTTCTCTCTTGACAAGTTAAACTTCGTAGTTTATAATACTACTAAATATACGTATATAACCACTTAGTAATTTATATAAGTGTATTTATCAAATCAAGGAATTAATAATGCAAGAGAATCCGCTAACTAAATATTTTAGAAAGCCGGCAATTTACGTAAGTTTGCCTACTAAAGGAAGGTTTAATCCTGAAATAGAACAAACTGTTATTGATGAAGTAGGCGTCATGCCTATGACCGCTATTGATGAAATAACTTTAAGAAATCCTGACTCACTATTAAATGGTGAAGCCATGATTAGCTTATTTAAAAGTTGTTGTCCTTCAATACCTAATCCTAGAAACCTATGCAATATTGATGCTGAGGCGTTGTTTTTAGCAGTACAATATGCTACATATGGAAAAGAAATCACACATACTCACAAATGTAGTAAATGCGGTGAGCCAAGTGATTTTAGTATCGATATAAACTTTATATTGAACAAATTTCCAGATATAGAAAAAATAGAACCAATAATTTATGAAGACTTAGAGATACATATTAAACCTCCAAGTTTAGAAAGTGTAACACGGGTTGCTCTCATTCAGCTAGAAGAACAAAGAATTGTTCAGAATATCAAAACACAAAGTAAAGATGATGCTGATGAGTTAGAACTTGCCAAACGTTTTTATTCAAGTTTTGAACGTGTTGCTAGACATAACGTAGATTTATTGGCTGAAACAGTTTCTAAGCTAGTTACAAAAGATGCTGAAATTACAGATAAAAATCAAATTACTGAATTTTTATCAAATATACCAGCACAAATTGTAACTAAAATCAATAAGTCAGTAGAGCAAATCACTAGAAAACCAGATGATATCAACTCGTTTAAGTTTGTCTGTCCACAAGAATCATGTGGGCATGAAGAAACAATTAAGCTGGAGATGAACCCTGTAAATTTTTCAGAAGCTGGTTAGCAACCGCCAGCGGTGAAGATATTGTAGAAAAAACAAAAAAGTTTGAAAAAGAACTTGACAAGGTACATAAAAATCTGCTAGAATTAAGTTGGTATATGAGAGGTGGGGTTACGATTCGTGACTTACACGATATGCCAGTAGGACATATTAAGTATATCAATGAGATAATTGAGAAAAACTTTGATATGAGTAAAAAGGCAGGAATGCCAATACTATAACTAATACAACTAATAAAATCTAATATATAACTCGGCGAATAGGAACAGGGAATGACTAATATCTCAGCATACATAGTGGAATCGTTTGTCGGGTCGCCGACACGGGATTGAGATTGCAAATATAAAGTTTGCCGTCGGACTAGTCAGGATGAATTCTGACATTCTTCTCGTAAACCACAAAGAGTATTCATAATCATAAAACAGCCATGGTTCCCTAAAGGACATGGTTGACTAGTAATAATATTACCGATGATAGGTTTTTATAACACTATCTGCTTTTTATAGTTTCTATCTATGTGGATTATAAAAAGTGCCGTTGGATCGAAAGATGCAATACTAAGTTAAGGAGGGATCGCCAACCGACTCCGTCGTAACTAGCGACTAACTTAGACATAGAGGCGATGAGCAAGGGACAGATAAGACAAGATATTTCTGTACAGCCGTTTTTTAATTGTCCTGGCAACAGGGCAATTATGGCTTCTTCACGGGACAGAGACTAATACTATTGACATATACCTATTAATGATATATACTTATAAACAAATACCGAATTAATTCGAAAGAGCAAAGCGATTGAGAATTAAGAGGGATTAGGTCTTTAGACCTTTAATGATGGAAAATAGAATTTATGCCAAGCAAAAGTAAAGCAAAAGGTAGTAGCTATGAAAGAGATTTAGCTAAGTTCCTAAGTGAGAAATACAATGGTAGCTTTGTACGTGTACCTAATAGTGGTGCATATATAGGTGGTAGTAATTTTCATAGAGCAACTAATTTAAGTGAAGGACAAGTAAGAGGTTTTAAAGGAGATATTATACCTCCTGATAACTGGAAGTATTTTAATTGTGAATGCAAAAATTATGCTGATTTTCCTTTTCACCATTTTCTACATAATAAAAAAATTCCTCTTTTAGAAGGTTGGATAAATCAAACTATGGAAATCGCAGAAGAAGGCGATGTGAATATTCTTTTTATGAAGTTTAGTCGTAAGGGAACTTACGTAGCATTTCAAGAAATACTATTGAACAAAGGCTGGAGAAGCCCTATTCATGTAAAATATAATTCTGAGAAATATGGAACTTGGATAGTTTTAAGTACAGAAGAATTTTGGTTATACAATACTGAAAGATTTGAATATCATTGTATCGATGGTATTAAATAAACCAAGCAATCAATAAACCCATAACAAGACCTTTGGTCCAGGCAATCCACGCAAGACCATAAGCATCAACATTGAATTTCTTTTGCCAGTATTCAGTTTGTTTTCTATGCCATTTAATCATCTTTATCTCCTCCGGTAACATTACAAAGAATCTTATAGCCATCATAATAGCTAGGCATCTTTCCAGTTAGAAAAGCCCATTCAATGTATTCTTCTGCGGCCAGTTTCTTTTGTTCGCACACTTCAAGAGACTCAACTTCGTGTGGAGCCCAACCTTTTTGTGTAGGATAAATTTCTGTACCATTAGATAGAATAAAAATTATCACCATAAATACTTTCATACAAATATTTATGGAAAAAATACATCAACTTAACAACGTTGTTAAGTTAAACACTTACTTTATTTTGATTTAGGATTTTTCTTTCTACGAAATTTATAGTTCATTTGTCCTTCATCTGTAACAGCACCTTCAGGACATTGTTCTATTTTGCCACCTTTTTTAAGATATTCTTGTATCTGTTTTTCTAGGGCAATTTTTTCTAGTTTCTTTTGTTCGCTTCTTTTATCCATTTGAACCTCTTAAAAATAGCCGGGAAATTAATCCCGGCTATACTCGCTCTCGTATGAGAATACTAAAGATGCCTAGCTAGATGAGAGAGGTTGAGAGGAGACACTTGACATCTTTAATAGTTTAATAATAACAAATACCGAATAGAAAGTCAACACCTTTTTTAAACTTTTTTTATTATTCTAACCCCATGTTGCTTTTATATTCTTCAAATAATTCTGGATCTGGATTAGACTTACCTCCAGTTCCATCTACACCAAAGTTACAACTTGCTACAAAGAGCAAACCTGCAACACAGGCATATGAAAAGAATTTTAAGAATTTTAGAAATAAGCCATAGGCTTCTTTTGCCTGCTCTTCGGCAATTTTTTTAACATCGTCAGACATGATAGTTCCTTATGTTGTTTCAGTAATTAGTTCATCTTCATTAGAGAATGATGTAAAGCCATTTTCTTTTATAACATTAAGAACATTAGTAACACGTCCATATAATTCATCTCTATGTGATATTAAGAATATTGAACGACTTCTATCACGTTGCATTTTCTTTAATACTGCAAGTGAAGATTCAACACCGTTCGTATCCATACCACTATCAATAAGTTCGTCTACAAATAATACGTTAATTGTACTATAAAGAGATTCAAATATATCACGGAAACTCCAACTTAATCCTAAGATAAGTCTGTTACGTTCACCTCTAGATAAATTATCAAAGTCTAGTTCACGACCTAATTCTGTAATTTCTACAGTTAAATCACTCATGAATCTTACTTCGTGTGGCAAACCAAGTTTATCAAGATAAAATTCTAAACGTGAATTTAAATATGATAAGTTTTGGTCAATAATCTTTTTACGAATAAAACTGTCTTTGTTTGTTAACAGTTTCATCAAGAAGTCCTGATGTTCACGATAAGATTGTAATGCATTCATTTTAGAATAATCTAATTCTTCCAAGCTACTTTCACGCATTTCTTTTATTTGTTCTGTATAAGGATCTTCTTGTTTCTTTTTAGTTTCGATTTGTTCTTTTAATACACTAACTGAGTTTTGATGTTCATATGCATCGTTTAGATTATCGTAGAATACACTAGGCTTGTCACCTAGTTCACCTACTTCTTCTATAACTTTCGTATGTGTATCTAATTTTGTATAGTTTTCCATTAAGTGTGATTTAGTTTCACCTAATAGTTCTTCTTTTTCTTTTAAAATTTCTTCTTGTTTAGCATCATGTACTTCTTGTCCACAAGCAAAACATTTGTGGTCTTTAATCTTTTCTATATCACTTAATACTCTTGTTTCTAAATCGGAAAATTTTTTGTTATCGGCTGAAATACTATCAACCCAACGTTGTGCTTCTTCTAGTTTAGATTTCTTTTCTGTATATTCATTTAGAGTTTGATGATTTGCAATTTCTTGTTTGATATCAACATGTGATAAAGAATTCAATGCATCTTCTAATTCTTTTAATTCTTTGTCATGTTTGTCTTGCCAAATATGTTGTCTGCGTTCTATATCTGTAATGTTTTTAAGAATACGTGAATTAGCATCTTCTATTGATTTTAAATTGTATTCTTCTTCTTTTATTTCGTCTTTTGTTTCTTTGATTACTTCTTTAAGTGCCTCTGCTTTACGAGACAACTCAGTAATACCTAATAATTCTTCGATTAGTTCACGTTGGTCATTTGCTCTCATACTCAAGAAAGGATCCGTGTATGTGTTTAGAGCAACAATGTGTTTGAACATTGCATGAGAAATACCAATAATCGAATCAACTTCGACTTGTGTTTGTCTCATTTCACCTTGTGCTACATCATCAGCACCATCGTTTAAATCTATTCCGTCTCTGATAAAACGAAATACATTTGGTCTACGACCACGTTCAATTCTATATTGACTTCCATTGTATTCAAAGTCAATCGTAACAAGCATGTTCTTTGCATTTGTCTTGTTAATTAAATTGTCTTTTCTGATATTTGTAAGTGCATTGCCGTATATACCAAAAGACAAAGCATTGATAAGAGTAGTTTTACCTGTACCATTACGAGAACCATCACCACCTAAATCTAAGTTGTTACCTAAAACAAGAGTCAAATTATCTCTTTCAAGGTCAACAGCCTGTGTGACGTTTCCTACACTCATAAAGTTTCGGATCGTAATATTTTTTATTTTTAGCAAAGTATTACCTCTCTCTTGCGAATTTGCCTAGTTGTATTGGATCTAAACTGATTTCATTTATATTAACATATTCTGGTTGTTTTATCAACCATAAAACTATCTCAGCAATGTATTCTGTATCTATAAGTTTTCTTTCTGGGTGTTTTTTCATAACACTTGGAGTAGTTAAACTGCCTGGTGATATCAATGTTGATTTGATATTAGAACCTCCTTGTGTCATATAAGTTAAGTCACGATTATAATTTTTTAATGCTTTCTTTTCTGTTGGATATCTCCATGTTCTTCCTTTGACACCAGTATCCGCAGTAGAACCAATATTAATGATATGTGCAGACCTTTCTTTTTCTACGCATTTAGAATATATTTGTTCCGCTATCATTATTTGATGAAACTTCCATAGTGCGGCGTTATTGATGAATATATCGAAACCGTCATTAATAAAATATTCTGCCAATCTTTCTTGTTCTTCACCTCGGTCTAACGACCAGTTATTGCTACGACTAGCAGTACGATAACTAATATTATCCACACTATCAAAAAGATTGCATATCGCTTTGCAAAGCCCATAGTATTTGTTCCCTGTTATTAATACGTATAAGTCTTTCATTATAAATTCTGATACAATTCTACTAAAATCTTTTTATTGAAACTTCCACCCTCATCGATAGAATTTAATTGTGAAATTACTATTTCATCAATCGTTTCAAAATGAAGTTCAGCACCGGTATCATCTTCATGTTGTGTGTTTTTCATTGGTTGTAATGATATATCTCTTAAGTCATATGCTTCAATAAATGTATCTTTGATAAAGTTTGCCTCTTCATAAGATATATCAATATCAAGTGTAATTCTTGCAGTTGTTTTTGGTAATAGATATTTTGAAGGATCTACAAGCAAGTCAGACAACGTGATATTTTTATATTTAGGAGCATCGGGCCATGCAAAGAACTCAGGATCTTTCCCCCAATCAAGGAACATCCAACCTCGTTCATCATCTCCTGCATCGGAGAAGTTATGTGGGAAAGCATTGCCCGTATATATCACGTTGCCTTTAATTTGCCGGTGATGAAAATGCCCTGAAAAAACGAACTCTTGGTTCGTAAACATCTCACTTTTTAAACCTCCATGGTCCGGCATTTCGACCATTGCGTTTAATTTAAATGTGGGAAGTTCAAAGTGTCCGAACATGTACTTACTTCGCATCTTCGGAATTTTTTTCCATTCATCACCAACCAGCCAACTGACAAATGTACAATCTCCTTCGGAGAGTACACTGTCTATCAGGATTATGTTTGGTAACTCTTTTGCAAACTCTACTGAATTTACGTCACGTGTTTCACGGTAAAACAAGTCATGATTACCTAAAATAAAATAAACTTTTTCAAATGCGTTGTTTAGTTTACGCAATCCATCTAATGAATACTTCATGGTTGATATATTAAGACTAGCACGATTATGATGCCAGTCACCACCAAACACACAAGTTTCACAACCTTTTGCTTTGGCTTGTTCTATAAACCAATCAATGAATTCATCACAATCTTCATTGTGTTGTCTTGCGTTGTTACGCATTCCATAATGGATATCAGTAAACCAAGCGGCTTTTTTGAAAAGATTAGTCATTATCGGCGTATATCTCTTTGATTGTCTCTGTAGGTATTTGGTCATCAGTAATACGTGTTTTGATTACTTTCTGCCAACGTTCCTGCGATTTCATTTCATGTTCTAACTGTCTAGTCCAACTTGGCATCTGACCTGATTTTTCTAATAAGTCATCACGAATACCTTGATTTTTCTTTTCAGTATTAAGAACACGTGTAAATGAATTGTTAACAGCCGCGGTATAATACGCAAATGGATTGTCACTTTTTGCCTCGTTAAATTGTAAACCAATTTGTGTAAGTTGTAAAAGTGCTTGTCCTCTCATTTCGTCAATATATGTATATCCACGCCAGTTACTTCTTTGAGAATAACGCTCTACTAATTTAATGTACATATTGGCAAGTTTTGCAGTTATTTTGCCACCCTGTAAATCAAATTCTTTGTTTTTATTATAATGTGAAATTCCAACTTCTCTAAATTTTCTTCCGTCTAGTACATAATGTTTAAAAGGTGGGAAGTTTAATTTTACTTTATGGTCAGCTATAGACTTTGGATTATTTTTTCTTCCTGGTTCGTCAGGAATATGCTCAAAAGTCATAATTCTAAAAACTAAATCATTCTTATCTATTGTGTCTAAATCGACTAAAAAATCTGATTGTCTTTTCTTTTTATCTGTATTAAGTTCCCAGGCTTCTTTTTGCATTCTATCTGCCCGGTTTTGTTTTGCTTGGTCTATCGAATCACGAATTTCTTTGGTATCATTAAGGATAATATCATATTGATGATGCTTATCTCTGTCTTCAAACCAGCTATAATTAGCTTTAGAAGTGTGAATCTGCCTCAGCATATCTTTGTTGTTTAAATAATTTTGACCTCTACGTGCCATGGTTTTGCTCCTAATTAATAGTACAATTATATACTAAATTGCAACCGGTTGTCAAGCTAAATATTTACTTTTTTAAACTACGAACTTTATATAACGATAAATACACAAAAGAAGGAGAATTTAATGTCCGAAAACTTATATGAAAGAGTACAGCCAGTTTATATTTCAGATCCTAGCGGAAGACTAAGTGCATCAGGATTAGGAACAATACAGTTTCCATATACACCTACTCTTAGTGTTATTACGCAAACTGGTTATAGTTCATACGATTTGACACATTCAAACTTTCAACAAAGAGCATTTGAAATGGCGTCAAATACAGAATTTAACATGGCGGCTCCTATTATTATTCGTAGTGAAGAAGAGGCTCAATCTGTTTTAAAGATGGGACAGTTTCTTAGAGGTGCATTGAAAATGAATTTTGGTTGGCGAGATGAAGATGCTGGTCTACCCCCTCCGGTGTTAAGACTTTACGCACATGGAATATATACAAATGTTCCTATACTTGTAAGAGACTTTACATGGAACTTAGACCAAGATGTTGACTATATCAAAGTGTCTTCAGGCGAAAGAGTACCAGTACAACAAACATTCGTTCTATCACTAACCACAACATATTCTCCAAAAAACGTAAGAGATAATTTCACAATGAATGATTTCTTAAGTGGTAAACTAAAGAATAAGGGGTATATCTAATGGCATATGATCCTACTTCTCCTTGGAAAAAGACTGCAATATTACAAGATAAAATATTGGATATAATGAATGATGTATTTCTAGAGGCAGATCCTTTAGATGAAATTTACGAGATACCACAAGAGTACAACCAAAGACCAGATTTAGCTAGTTATAAATTGTATGGTACTTCAAAATATTGGTGGATTTTTGCAAAGAGAAACCCTGACACAATAGAAGATCCTATTAGAGACTTTACGGCAGGAACAAAGATAGCAATTCCTAGCAAAAATCAAATCGATAACATGAAGTAAAACAATGGCTGTAAGAAGTGTAAGAAACAATAATCCAGGAAATATCAGAACAAACTCAACTAAATGGGTTGGTAAAGTTGGGGACGATGGCTCATTCGTTACCTTTTCTACACCTGAAAAAGGTGTTAGAGCAATGGCAAAAACTTTAGAGACTTATCAGGATAAACATAATTTAAAAACACCTGCTCAAATTATTGGTCGTTACGCACCGCCAAATGAAAATAATACTCAAGCATATATAAATGCAGTAAGTGAGGCCGCAGGTTTAAGCCCGAATCAAGAAATAGATTTAAGTGCAAATCCAGAAATACATAAAAAATTTATTGCGGCAATGATAAAACATGAAGGAGGCGCAGAGGCGGCTCAATATTTTAATCAAGGCAATATTATCGATAATGGTATTCGAATGGCTGTCGATGAAGATTTTGATAAAGCACAAGCAGGATTAGACGATACTGAGGCAAATAAAGCATATCTTGATGCACTAAGCGAAAAAGAATCAGAATCAATAGATGATATAGTAGAAGAAGAAAACCAACTTGATCCACAAGATGCTACTAGAAAAGTTTTAAATAACGCAACAAGTCTAGCCCAACTTATCGATGGTATGGAAGCCAGAAAGTTATTCTGGGATAATGAATTAGATAGATTTCAAAACTATACTTACAACATAGAATTGTTTTGTATAAATCAACAAGAGGCGGCAAAATACTTAGCATATGAAAACACACCAAGTTTATTAGATGATGTTGTTAATGATGCTTGGCCATCAGACAGTATTGAAAAAATAACTATTGCAAAAACAGGTGTAACTACAGAATTAAACATAACAGACTTAACTATAACATCACTTGGTACAGGAAGTAATACGACATCAAGAATAGCCGGTACGGCTAAAGATGTATCTTTTACTATCACACAAGTAGGCGGTACGTCATTACCTGATATGCTTAATAATACAGTTTTATTATGTGGATATCCAAACTTAGGTGCGGCAACTTTGTTTTTGAAAATAAAATTTATCGGATATGATGAAAACGACCAAGTTATACGAAACTTCCCTGCAACAAAAGTTCTACCAATTAAAATAAAAAAATATTCACAATTAGGTTCTGAGACAGATGCAAGAGGTACAAGTACACAATTAGAAGCAGTTGTTTACCAAGATGAAGTAGTTACAAGTACTGCGGTTTCACAAGTTGATTATAATTTTGAGTTTCCAGTAAAAGACACTTTAGATGAAACACTTCAAGAATTTTTTAATTCACTTAACGAAAGTGTAAAAGAAAAAGCAGTTATTAGTGACCCTAACTTTATCAACGAATATAAATTTGAAATGTCACCTGAGTTTAAACAAGAATTCGGACAATCAGAAATGAAAGAACCAGGCCATCCAAATATGGCATCAGGTAATAACGAAACAGACAAAAAAGCAAAGATAAAATTAGGACAACAAACAGGTGTAATGACACCTGGTATTTCAGTTTATAATGCAATAGAAAGTATAATATTAAATGCAAAACAAATAAGAGATGAACTTACTGAGTCTAAAGATAAAGCAACAAAACTTTTTAGAATTTTACCTCACGGTGAACCAAAGATAGCAGGATACAATGTTCTTAGTGGTAGTTACAGTTATATCGTAACGTATTACATAACACTTCAAAAGACTATAATTCCAAAAAATCAAATTGATAACGCAAATATAATTGCATCAACGGCAAAAATATTAAAAGATATATTTTTAGATGGACGTTGCCATAAAAGATATTATCATACCTATACAGGAAAAAATGACCAAATACTAGATTTTAGAGTCACCCTAACTGAACAGTTACAAAAATCATATTCAAAACCAGCTGATGCGTATATGGCAAATGTATTTTTAGATTCAATAGGAGACTACAGAAAAGAAATTGATAAAAAAGCGGATCAGAAATTAACAGAACTTGAGGCTGAGGCAAAAATATTACAAAAAGAATTTGATAAACAGGAAGAAGAAACAGAAAAACTTATTAAAGATTTTGGTGAGATGAACGAGAAACTAAAATCTAAATTTCTTAATAAACTCAGACAGTCAGGCATTCAAGGAAAGTTTGGTAGAGCCGATTCTAACCTTTTTAAAGATGCAGACATTAATCAAATTAAAAGTATTCTTCAATCAGGCGATACCAAAGGCGCCACTCAAGCATACGATGTATTGAATGATATACTAAAAGGCGAAGTAAGAAAAAACTTTAATACGTTGAATAATCAAGTTAGAGATGCACAACTAAAAACAAATGCGGCACAGAAAAAACTAGAAGAAAATCAAAAAGAAGATGATGATGTTACTAGAGAAGCATTGGGACATCTGTTATCTAATAAAGCATTAGAGGCTACAAGTGCTATAGGAGAAAGTTGGAAATCGTTAGGCCTAGGTGGTGAGGGCGATACCGGTATTGTTCTTACTGAGGAACTAGATAGAGAAATTATTAAAAAATTAAGTATTGACCAATTTAGTTCTTTAATGAAAACACTCGTAGAAAATCCAGTTAACTTTGAACGAATAACTAAACCATTACTTCAAAAACCAACGAAATTAAATATTATCAAACACCCAAATCAAGAAGAAATAGAATTAGCACAAGAAAAATATTATGAAGGTATAACGGCCAATCAGAGTATGATACAGGCTTCGATGACTATTAAAGGTGATCCTTTTTGGATTGAAACAAACTTACCAATTGAAGTAGAAAAAGGAAAGTTTGGCACAAAGAATACAAATGAAAATTTTAAAATGCACACTACTCAAATGAATGGTTACAATTATGTAGTTATTATTATTGATAAAGCAGAGGGAAACTTTTTAGAAAATTCAGATAGAATTGGCCAAGATGCGGCAAACTCAGACGGTATTAAGAAAACTAGATTAGAAACTATGATATATCTAGTAAACGAAATACAAAGTCAATTCAGTGGTGGTAGATTTATACAAACAATGCAAATGGTTAAGCAACCATCAGCAAGTACATTTAAAGAAGTCAAACCGACAATTTTCTCAGGTGTTGGTACACCAGTAAATTGGGGAATGGAACAAGAACGTTATCAAAATATTGCACCAGAATTAGGAACAAATGAGAACGTAACAGAAAAGGAAAAACAAAGTGCAGATGCAAGTAACATTACTACTCCAGTCGGTGCAGGAACGGCAGTAAATGAAGAAGGCGAGAAAGTTGTAGTAGATACTCAGGCGGCGGCAGTAATTGCCGCAAATGCCCATAGAGCAAATGTAAATTTATTCATTGATGCTCAGGGTCAAAGTAGTGGTATACCTTCAGAAGCACAAGCAAAACAACTTGCCCTAACAACTACACAACTTAATCATTTATGTAATATGGGTGAACAGTTTGCATGTGTAACTTTAGCTGAAGGCAGAAATGCAATCAGATCCCATTTTGGCAGTGCAGATGAGTCTAGAGATATTATTAATCAAGCAATAGATGGCGGTGATACTGTATCTGCGGCCACAGTTGCAATGTTAGATGAAACATATGAAGCCTTGGGTGAGGAAAGAATTCAAGATGGTGTAGTTAATATTCAACAAGACGATTTAGATAATTGGAATAATCAAATCAAAGAAGACATGGATAGAAGTTATTTAGGAAATAATGATGTTCTATTTAATCCAAATGAAGCAATGGATAGTTTAGAACCAAATGACAACTATGGACCTGCAGGAACAAAAGCACTGTTAAATGGTGATATAGAATTATCTAACAAAGGTGTAAAAAGAAGTAATATAGCAGATAGGAATGGAGTAATTAGAAGTTTTGGTTATGAAATAGAACCCAATACAATGACAGCCGGTGAACTTAATAAAGTATCTTCACTTAATGAGGAAGCAAACTCTATTATCAATGGTAGAAGTTTACATGATTTAAGTGATGAAGAATATTCACAAGTAAAGTCTATTGAAGGTACTATCAAACAGATGAATACCAACGCAACAACAGGAACTAGAGGCGAAGTTAGAGATGCACTTGAGGCTGAAAGATTAACAACACAAATTCAAAAAGATGAGGCAGAATTAGCAGAAGTAAATGATGATTTAGATAGCTGGTATTGGACTAAAAAGGGCAGAAGGGATGATGAGGAAAGAAAACAAGAACTGGAAAAATCTATTGCAGACAATAGAGCATCGTTACAATCTGTTTCTAAAGATCCAGTATCCACAGTAGTAACAACTACAGATGCAAATGGTGACAAAGTTTATACACCAATAGAAGAGGCTGTAAAAGTAACTGACCCTGAAATAACAACTATACCTGTAAAAGTAGGTGATGATAATCGTGTCGATGTTGTTACACAAGATGGATTAGAAGATTATAAACAAGAGGGTGATGCAGTATTAAGTGATGCCCAAGTTGCAGAATATAAAGGTGCTAGTTCAGTTTATAATCAAATAATAGAACAAGCAAATGCAAAACCAAGAGTACAATTTACTGATGAATTTGGTACAGAAGAAATTTTAGATTATTCAAATCTAGATCCTATAAGTTATGTAGATGAAAATGGAACTACTATAACTATACAAGATCCTAGTACACATTTTGGATTAGTTGATACAACTAAAGGTGCAAATGATATATCAAGATACACATTAAATAGTTCAACATTAAAAGACAAAGTTGCATCAAGTAATAATTTTCCAAATGTTGATACCGCTGATACTAGATTATCGTCAACAAATGCAAATGATTCTGATGGAATAATTCAAACAACAATAGGTGCAAATGATTTTATAATTGTAGCAGATGAAAGAATTAACACACAAGAGGATGGACCACAATAATGATTTCAAATGAATTTTCAGTATTATCAGATTTATCATGGTCAAAGCATAGAAAAGGTACACCAATTGGTGTGAAACTTGATCCAAAATTCAGTCACATACATGAAGAATGGAAAAGTGATTATCCTACCAGAACTGATATGCATAGAGCGGATAAAGTTTCAGATATTATTCCAATATTTGGTGATAGTTTTATGTTTTGTGCAGGATTACCTATACAACATGAACTTTCAACTTTACTGAATGCGAAATATACTGATAAACTATTTGTAAATATAGCAAGACCAGGTTCAGGTAATACAAGAATATTAACAAGATTAGAACAATGGGTAAACGATGAATTATCCAAGAAAACAAAAACAATAATAATAGGACTTTCATCGATGTATAGATTTGATTATTATATGGATACTGATAATCCAAATTCAATATCTGCACACAATTCCATATATAATTTAGAGTCTCATAAAATATTAAGAGCCTTTGACCTCATGCCACAAATGAATCCAAAAGAATTATACGATACTGAAAAAGTAGAAATGCAAAGAAAGATACAAAGCAACGTATCAAAAGTTTGGGCACATATGGTTGAACAAGAAACAAGCTATACAAACGTTTGGTTAAGAAATGTAGAGCCAAACATTAGAAGAATAGATTGGATAACAAAAGCCATGAATTGGGATGTAATATTTGTTAATAATCTCTCATGGCATGAAAGCATACATCCTGATGATAGAAATGTCTTTAATAAATATCTAGAAGATATGGATATACCACAAAGAAAATTTAAAATTGTTAACATGTGGGAAGAAAACAAAAGTGTTGAAGACAGATGTGATTGTGGTCATTGGGGTGTAGAAACAATTAAAAATTTAACAAGGTTAATACAAAAAGAATACGATGGAATCTAGAATAACAGGAAGTTACGCAAAAAGTATTTTGGCGTCTAGGAAACACCAAGAAAATCCTATACTAAAAAATATACAAGGCGGTATTTACAAAGCAATTACTGTAGGTGGATTTCCTGATCCTGAAGGTAGAGGAAGAATAGCGGCCTATGTTCCTACTTTAGGTGGGGATCCAGATAATCCTATGTTCTTTCAATATGCATCACCTTTTGGTGGTGCAAATGCACAAGGATCATATGGAATGTTTTCGGTCCCACCAGATGCTGGTATAACTATACTAGTATTTTTTGCAGAAAATGGAGACTTAAATGAAGGACATTGGTTTGCAGTTTCACAAGAAATACCAGGCGTAGTTGCAGGAGATTCAGGTAAAGCAAAATCAGATGGTACAGGACAAGGTGATGGAGTATTTACAGATGTTCCTTCAGCAAAAGTTAGACCTATATCAATGAGAGATGCGGTTCAATCAGATGAAGTTGAACAAGATAATTCAAATAAAAATGCCAACACTGCAAATCAAGGAATTTATTCAGATCCAATAAGAGGTCAAACAACTGCAAGTCCTCAAAGAGATGCAAACTACGAAACTACACAACATTCAAAAGTATATGGTTGGAGTACTCCTGGTGGAAATTATATTTCTATGGACGATGGTTCAGTAGGAGATGACGGTGTAATTCATCCAAATCAAATAAGAATTTCATCAGGATCAGGTGCACAAGTTATTGTAGATGGAACAAATGATTTTATATATGCAATCAATAGTTCAGGATCAGGTTGGGTAGAAATAGGAGCAGAAGGCGAAGTTATGGTATATGCTGAAGGTAATATGTCCATTCGTACTGAAAAAGATTTTAACTTACGTTCAGATAAAAACATAAATTTAGAAGCCGCAGAAAAAATTAATATTCGTAGTGGAGAAAATTTAAACTTGAATGTAGGAGACCAACTACATGCCAAAACAAAAGGAAGTATGTTCTTTGAAAGTGGTGGAGCAAATCATACAAAAGTAAAAACAGATATGTTTGTAACAACTGATGGACATTTACATCTTAATGGACCAATGGCTTCTATCGCTTTTGATATACCATTATCTGCACAACCAGATATGCAAAACTTAGAAGCAGGATTAATTGAAGATACAATTATTCCTAAAATACCAACACACGAACCTTTCTTACGAGGAACAAGTGCAACAATGCCTGGTTCATCAGGTGATACACCAACGCAAACTAGTGATTCACAAAAAGCAGGAAATAGTATTGCGAGTGATCCTTCAAGTGCCGAAGGTCAAGTAAATGCAGACAATCAAGCACAAGATTCAAATGAAGATGTTCCTGGTTTACCAGACGGAGAAGGCCTAGGAACAATACGAGCAAGTAATGGTGTAGGTTGTCAAGTTGCAATGATATTTGTTAAAAACTTTCAAGGTCTCATTGATGATTTAGAAGCAACAGGTTATGAAATTAGAACATTACATGGATATGCTAAACGAACAACAAGAGGTGGTAATAAACCTAGTTTCCATGCAATGGGAGCCGCAATAGATATTAACGCATATGCACCAAATGGATATGCCCAAAATGCGCCAGCTGGTTGGGATCCAAGTGGAAGCAGAGGCTCAAACTTTGGTTGTGATTTACCATTGAATATAGGTTCGATAGCCGCAAGACACGGATTAGGTTGGGGCGGTAATTGGTCTAGACCTTGGGATCCAATGCACTTCTCAGCCGCAAGTGTTGAACGTGGTGCATATAGATTAACACGTTCATATAAAGTTGCAGAGAACTCAGATGTTACTGGAACAACAACTGTGAGGTTAGCATAATGACATTAAAAGATTTACTTAAAGGATTAAAAGACTCGATGGATCCAAATTATTGGGCTGAAAAGATAGGCGAAAAATCAGGTGCTTACGATAAAGCAAGAAATTCAAAAATGAGAAAATGGGCTGATAGTCTTACAGGTTGGAAATGGTGGGCATGGCAAATAGTAGGCGGTTTATTATTTGTTGTTGTGGCAGAATTTTTCTTAAACTTATTAGGCTTAAGTATGTTGCCTTGGAGATGGTAATATGATATTTGATAAAAGAAAAGGTTCGTTATTAAATTATATTCAAATGCCGTTGAATGTTACAACACCTTATGGAACAAATCTAGGTACAGGATATAAAGAAGATGGCACGCCTACATACATCTTATCGCACATAAGACTTACTACTTTTCCTGTAGTTGATTTAATTTTTTCTTCATTAAGTAAAGATGCAATTATAGAAACAGAAACACCTATATTAGAATTAACTGATGATAATAAAATAGGTTATGGTTATCAAGTAACACCAACTGAAATAAAGTTTGGTTTTGTTACAGTAGAATCACAAAGAATAGATATTTCATCAGGTAAAATTACAAAACAAATGGCTAAGTTTATGTTAGATAAACAACTTAGAAATATTGGAAATGTCTTAGAAAGATTTGTAATTAAGGAATTAGCACAAACACAATTTGATGCACTATGTTATTATTTTTATAAACAGGGTGTAGATAAAATCGAAAATAACCCAATCATTGCTTTAATCAATAATGAAAAATGGTATGATATCACAGACGAAATTCAAACTAATATAAAAAAGAATAACGGCCAGTTTGATGAAAAACTAGCCGCTATGAAAATACGTACTGCTAAAATGTGGAGTTACGTTCCGGGATTTTAGAATTCGTAAATTGATTTAGTATAACCTCTTGTAGGCTCTACATTTACAATTTCAATTTTAGACTCAGGATTCATTTGAGTCATTAATTTTTGTACACGATATGCATCGTCTACACTTGTGTCTCTGGTAACATCTTTACCATCAACTTTTACCCTTACGGGATTTCTTAATTGTTCCTGTTTCTTCACAAAGCCTCCAAATATTGTTTATTGTTAGTTTCTAAAGTTACAAAACTACCAAAGTAGTTTTCAAAAGTCTTAAGAAGATTTATGTAATCTCCAGACTTCATTTCGTTAATTATTTTATCACCATCTAATCCTAAGTCACGACTAAATTGTTGAGCCGTACCTAAAAGATAAAAAGCATTTCCGTTAGGACCATCAAGGTCTATTACAAGTTCTTCAACTGATTTTTCACGAACAGCCATTATGTTAATCCTCCATCCCATCAAAATCGCATTGCCAATATTTACCGTCAAACCATGCACGTAGACCACCTAATGGATAATCTTTATGCTCAAAAAATATGTAAGGACGACCACTTGCATCTATTTTTTGTTCTATGATATTGGCTTCTTTTAAAGGTATTAGACGTTCCTCACCAGTATCTTCATAATAAGCACTATTAAAAATTCGTATCATTATGCTACCTCTTGCCAACCAATTGATGCACAAACAAATTGTTTGCCATCTTCATTTTCAACTACGTCACTAACACTAACAGAATACATAGGAGCCAATCGCTCAATGTTTTCTTCTGGACCAATGTTACCGATTTCAAATACTTGTTCCATACTATCGGCAGTAATGTTTGATACATGAGTGTACCAATTATTGTCCATTGCCTTTTTAGCCAACGAACCTACATCATTTTTAGCAAAAGACATATCCAACTTAGTTAGATGCTTAGGAACACTATTATGTCCTTCAGCATTTACTTTGTCAACTTCTGCATCAGTAAGATGAATTTGATATAATTTAAATTTTTGCATTAGTGCCTCCTAATTAAAGAGTTGTACGTTCATCGCCCTCGATTTTGAGAACGCATTTACCTGTAGACAAATTATCTACGTTACCTACAAACTTACCAACAAGATGTTCGTATTGAGTTCCTTTTTGAAACCCACCTACGATATAACCTCGTTTCATGTACCAGTCACCTGACTTTTTACCTTTACGAATAACCTTATCAAGATACAAAGTATCCCAACCATCGGCATCGTATTCTTTTTGAGATTTTTGAAACTCAGATTCGAAATTATCATCACAAGGGAAGAAATCAAGAAAGTTTTCTTCAAATGCATTGTTAGAATCTGTAACTAAAGGAATAACAGTTTTAGCCTCTTCGGCTGTTTCTGCCTCAACAATATAAGTGTTGCCACCTTTGTTTTTCCAATATTCTGAAACACCATCCCAATCAGAATCATGTGATGCGTAGTTTTCACGAATTTGTGTTTCGATAACAAATTTACTCATATCTCTCTCCTTCATCATGATTCTAATATAGCACAGATCCCAAATCTGTCAAGTTTTTAGTCTAACCTAGACCCTGCATAAGCATTAAATCCGTATGACTTCATTACATTAGCATAAACTTGTGCGCCTTCTTCTTTGGCGTCTATATTCTGACCTGCATAATTTCCAGGATTCCACAACTGCCAGGCTTTACCTGTCCAGTCTTTCTTAAAACCAATAGATTCTAGCCCAGCCCTTTCAGCTTTACCTAGTTTAGTATTACCCTTATTTTTAGGATAAACAGTAACCCAAGCAAAACCACATGCAAACTGGTCTTGACCTTTTAAAACGTTATTGAAAAATGTATTAACAGCCGTAGTTGCTTTTGAACTGGCTTCTTGATGAACATCTGCGTATGTAGTCATAATCCCTCTCTTTCTTGATTATGTAACTACTATATCATGATTCTCGATTCTGTCAAGTTTTTGAGGTGTTTATTATGGTCTTGATTCAAGTATTTCGTCAATTAACCCATAATCTAGCGATTCTTTAGGATCCATGAAGTTATCTCTTTCCATATCTGCATGTAATTCTGCGTATTTTTTCGCTTTAGAGTTGTGTTTGACATAGATATTAATCAGACGTTCTTTAATCTTCATAATCTCTTTTACTTGTATTTCCATATCAGTTGCCTGACCACCTGCACCACCGCTAGGTTGGTGTATCATATGTCTTGCATTTGGCAACATATATCTTTTTCCAGGAGCACCAGATGTTGCTAAGAGAGAACCCATAGAACATGCTTGTCCTATAACCATAGTCGAAACATCTGGTTTGATAAATTGCATAGTATCGTAGATAGCCATGCCAGCCGTAACTGCACCTCCGGGTGAATTGATATAAAAATGAATATCTTTTGATGGATTTTCTGCCTCTAAAAATAAAAGTTGGGCACAAATTAAATCAGACTGGTAGTCGTTTACTTCACCAGTAAGAAATATAACTCTTTCTTTGAGCAAACGAGAGAAAATATCAAAACTACGTTCTCCATTTGCAGTTTGGTCAATCACCATTGGTACTAAATTAGGCATAATATTATTTATACTCCTTAATAATAGTAAAAGTATAGAGGATTTTGATATTATTGTCAAGTTAAAAGTTCGAAGTTTATAAGTTGATAAATACTCTTAATATACAGAGAGAATTAAAAATGGCAAGATTTGTAGGTTTTAGTACTAAAAATAAGTTGGCAATCAATCATACACTAACAGGAAAAGAGTTAGTTGTTGAAGATTTGATGAACAATATAATGACACGTAAAGGTGAAAGAGTAATGATGCCTACATATGGATCTATTATACATGAATTAGTATTTGAGCCATTGACTTCTGATATAAAACAAATTATAGAAGATGATTTGACAGAGATAATTAATGATGATCCAAGAGTTATATTGAAAAGTATAAATTTATCAGAGTCAGACCATTCAGTAACAGCGTCTATATCGGTAGATTTATTACCAGAAAAAGAACCAGTGACTTTAACGATAGACCTACAGAGAGAATAAAATGAGTCAAAATAGAATAGATAACTTATTTGCTAGTGAGACATGGAGTTCGGTATATACTGCCTTCACAAACGTTAGCTTGAAAGCATATGACTTTGACACTATACGTGAAAGTCTTCTTGCTTATGTACAACAAACATATCCAGAAAAATTTAATGATTTTATTGCAAGTTCTGAATTCATAGCAATTCTAGACCTTGTTGCATACCTAGGTCATTCTCTAGCATTTAGAAATGACATGAACACACGTGAAAACTTCTTAGATACTGCGGAACGCCGTTTAAGTATTTTACGTATGGCACAGACATTAGGTTATATAAAAACAAGACCAATCAATGCACGTGGTATGATGAAAATCACAAGTGTATCAACTACAGAAGATGTATCAGACAACGAAGGCAATTCTCTCGCTGGTGTTGTTGTTAACTGGAACGATTCTAATGATGTAGATTGGTATGAAAAATTTATTACAGTATTAAATTCATCTTTCGATAAAAATACAAAAATTCAAGACCCTAGTGCATCACTAACAATAGGTAATATAGAAAACTATCTATATGAAGTAAATGAAAATCAAACTTCAAAATCTTTAGCATATGCATTTAGTTCGAATATAGCAGGTGGAAACAGAAGACTAGAAGCAGTACGTACAGTTATTGAAAATGAAAAGATTATTGAAGGTGAACCTATAGGTGCTAGAAACTTTACAATATTAAACCGAAATGATAACCTAGGTCCAGCAAGTGATAGAACAGGTTTCTTTGTTACTGCAAAAGCAGGACAATTAAAAAGTGAAATATTTTCTTACTTAACAAAACTTTCAAATAGAGTAGAAATAATTGATGACGTTAATATTTCAAACTCAGATGTTTGGATTCAAAAATTTGATACATCATCAGGTGCATATGTATCATCAGTGTCAAAAGTTGATAACGATACCCGTGAAACTGCGATTTATAATTCATTAAGAACAGGAAGTGGTGACTTAGCAAGTATACATACTAATACTGATAACTCTATTGAAATTAGATATCCTGATGGTGTATTTGGTAATGCGGCTTTTGGTGATTATCGTGTTTGGTATAGAACATGCGATAATGAGAACTATACAATAAATTCAGGCGATATTGAAAATGCAAGTATTTCTATTCCATATATTGGTTCAGATGAAAAAGCATATAGATTAAATTTAACTTTAGCAAGTACACGTGACTTTGCTGAAAACTTTGCGGCTGAAACATTTACAAGTGTAAGAAGAATTGCACAAAAGGCTTACTACTCACAAGACAGAATGGTCAATGCACAAGACTATAATGTTTATCCATTAACTTTAGGTAATAATGTAATTGAAAAAATTAAATCAGTTAATACATCTTTTGCAGGTAACTCTCGTTACTTTGAAATGGACGATATAACAGGACATCATTCAGATTTAAGTATTACAGGAACAGACGGTTCAGTTTTTGTAGAAGATGAAGGTGGTTTACAACCAGACTATTCAGGTATATCTTTAGCTACACCAGTATATCCTAACTGGACAGATTCAATAAAGATTGCATTAAGTTTTAATAGAGACCATGGAAACGCATCAGACTTTATAAGAAATGAAGTTGTAAAAGCAATATCACACCCTGCATTAGTAACTCAATACTTTTATCAATATAAAGATGATCCAAGTGTTAATATTCCAGTATCATCAACTGGTGGTGCTTATACAAAAAGTCCTTTAAATAATTTACAGATTGAAACTACAAATCCTTTAGATGTTGAAGTTGGAGATTACATAAAAATAAAAGGACAATCAGATACGATTTATTATGCCAGAGTAGTACAAGTTGGTTCAAGTGATCCTGCTGAACTTATATTGGATAAAGTTATTACGGAAACAGGTGTTATTCAAACGATAACAAGAGACATTAGAAAGAAATTTACAGATGCAGAAATTACTGCAATTAAAACTGCTAAAATAGATGATGCAACGGTTGAGTCATTTACATTATTCTATGACTTAGTTGATGGCACGACTACTAAATGGGAATGGAAAATATGGGATGGCACAAGTGACATTACTGGTAAAATTCAAGTATTCTTAAAATACGATGCAGGAATGAGAACAAGTGAAGCCCAATATACTGCCCATGTAAAAGGTAAGAAGATTGTTTTTGAAAGTCTTGACCAAGTTAAGTTTTATTATGGCAATGAAGAAGTAGTTGTAGACAACGAAACTAACTTAGCTGAAAGAGACAAATTAGTAATCAATTATTATAATCCAGGTGATGCAACACCTACTACATCAAGTACAGTTGGTTCAGATGACATAACTATTGGTTATGCTCCAGTAAATACATATCTTGATGACGGTTCAGGTGGTGCTACATTCAAAGCAAAATTTAAATATACAGGCGCAGAAGATACTCTTGAATTTGTAGAAAATAATCCTGCACAAGTAGGAAGTCCTACATACAAGCATTACTTAGTTTCACCAGCTGGTTTAACTTATGAATTAGCGGCAAGCACAATAACTTCACCAGCTTCACCAGATAATATTATTGGTGCTACTCCTGATTATGAATTAGAATTTGCAGTACCAGATATATCACAATATGTATCTACACTAACAGATGTATCACTTAATAATACAGTAGCAGACTCTACAGAAATAAATATTTCACCAGACCAAATGCCTGTTGTAACAGAAACAGATGCGGCAAACGTATATTCGGCAGTCT